ACAATATCTAGCGACACAAATTGCACGTGCTATGAATGTACCTGCATATTACATATCTGCAGACATGAACAACAGCATGACTTACCAAAACATTATCGATGGTCGCAAAGAGTTCGTAGCATATTCACTACAACCTTATATCTGTGCTATCGAAGACAGATTAAGCATGAACGATATAACGGCTAACGGCCATACTGTGCGTTTTAACATCTCAGAGACTTTCTTACGATCAGATGATAAGGCAAGACTAGAGACAATAGAGAAAATGCTAGCCCTTGGACTTATTGATATAGATGATGCAAAGGAAATGGAAGACCTAACACCTAACGGAAATCAAAGCGGCGATGCTGAGTACATTAACAGCGCAAAAGGAGAAAATGCATGAGTGATATACAACAAGCCAATATACCTGCTAGCACGGTAACGCTACTAGCGTCAGCTGCTCGCACCGAAACAGTTACAGGCACAGCCGTTAAAGGACTAGCCGCTGCAAAACAATTAGTAATGCAATTAGACGTTACAGCAGCTAGCGGCACTTTACCTACATTAGATGTGGTAGTGCAAGACACAGTAGATGGCACTAACTGGAATACTATTGCTACATTTACACAAAAAACAGGCGTTACACGAGAAGTAATTAGATTAACTACTGCATTTACTGATCAATTAAGAGTAGTCGGCACAATCGGTGGCACTACTCCTTCATTTACCTTTGCAGTTCTAACATGGGCGGATTCAAATTGATTCTTACATTTAGCAGTCAAATAGAAAGCTCAGACAATGAGCGCAGAGTTATTGCAGGCAAAATTGTGCCGTTTGAAACACCTGGTAATACCAGTGTTGGTAAAGTGGTATTTGCTAAAGGGTCAATAGATGTAGGCGACCCAGGCAAGATCAAAATGCTTATGCAACACCAAAATGATCGACCTATTGGTCGTATGCAGAAATTTAATGAAGCAGAAGACGGTATCTATGCTAGCTTTAAGATCAGCGCAAGCATGCAAGGATCAGATGCGTTAATGCTTGCAAGTGAGCAGTTAATAGATGGCCTGTCTGTAGGCGTAGATGTAATTAAGTCATCACAAAAGAAAGATTATATTTATGTAACTAAGGCGCAATTAAAAGAAGTTAGCCTAGTTGAATCACCAGCATTTACAGAAGCACAAGTAACTAAAGTTGCCGCTAGCGAAGGCGAAGCGGATGCAACAATCCAACCAACTACGGAAAGTGAGGCACAAGTGGACAACACCACCGAGCCAACAGCAGTACCAGTGGTAGAGGTTGCTCCAGTAGAGGCTGCACGCCCAACAATCAGTGCATCATTCTACACAGAGCCTCGCTCACCAATCAGAACACAAGCTCACATGCTAGAACACACCATCAAAGCACAATTAGGTAACCATGAGTCAGCAACATGGGTAATGAAAGCAGAAGCAGATGTTGCTAAATACTTAACTGCAGCAGATGATTCATTTACTACCAACCCAGCATTTAGCCCAACACAATATGTTCCTACGGTTGTAGATACGCTTATTGGCGCACGCCCAGCTATTGATGCAATCGGATCACGTGCATTACCAGCTGCAGGTATGACAATCTCAGTACCTAAGATCACTACTTCAGGTACAGTTGCAGAAACTGCAGAAGCAGCAGCACCTTCAGAGACAGGTATCGTATCTTCATACGTAAACCTAACTGTTAAGAAGTATGCTGGACTACAACGCTACAGCTTAGAAATCTTAGAGCGCAGCTCACCAGAGTTCTTTGCAGCCATGCTTGATAACATGACACGTGCTTATAACAAAGCAACAGATGCAGCAGTTATTGCAGCACTAACAGCAGGCGGTACACAAGCTACAGGAGTAGCAGCAGATTCAGCAGGAATTATTTCCTACGTATCTACACAAGCACCAGCTGCATACCTTGCAACAGGTGAATTAGCAACACGTTACATCGCTGGTACATCACAGTGGTCACTACTATTAGGCGCAACAGATACAACTGGTCGCCCAATTTACAACGCTGCTAATCCAATGAACAATGCAGGATCTTCTGTACCAACATCACTACGTGGTAACGTATTAGGTCTAGATCTATACGTAGATCCAAACGCAGTGTCAACAACTATTGATGAGTCTGCATTTATTGTAGTTCCATCATCAGTATCAATTTACGAGTCACCAATCCTACGACTATCTGTAAATCAGCCAGCAACAGGCGAGATCGAAACAGCACTATATGGCTACATGGCCGTTGGTGTATTAGTCGCTGGTGGAGTTCGTCGCTTCAACCTAAGCTAATAACTTAGTAATTTAATAATCCCTAGGGTTTAGTAGCCCTAGCCCTAGGGAGCTTTTTAAGAGAGGACACTATGGCCGCTGCGATGGTAACAATGGCAGAGTTACGCAGTAATTTAGGTATTGGCACTTTATACAGTGACGCTACAGTGGAAGAGTGCTGCCAATCGGCAGAAGATTTAATACAGGGTTATTTATGGCATAACGATGCCCCAGTAGTAGCTTCATCTATTAGCAATAACGTAGCAACTTTAGTATTATCAAATCCTGGCATATTTACTACAGGTCAATCAATAACAGTGTCTAATTGTGGTGCAACGTATAACGGCACATACACATTAACAGGATCATTTCCAGGTACTACAGTGCCCGCTTCAATCGGCACAATGTTTTGGAGTACATACGCACTTAGTTCATACCCTAACGGCTACAGCTTTATTCAATACGCAAAGACAGCTGCGGATGACAACTTTCATTTTGTTAAACCATACGGCCGAGCCCTTGGACCAGAGCATAAAGCACAGTCTTACGCTGCGACCCCTGCTATCAGAGAGGCTGCGATGATCGTAGCTGTAGACATCTGGCAAGCACGTCAAGTTAGCCAGACTGGTGGGGTAGGTATGGATGGGATCACTGCAAGCCCATATCGGATGGGTTATCAGCTGATTAACAGAGTGCGTGGTCTCATCCAACCGTATTCTAGTCCTAATTCACTGGTCGGCTAATGCCAGCAGCAATAACCACATTACGTGGCACACTAGCAACAGACTTAGCCAATGCAGGCGTGTGGTCTACCTTTGCTTATCCACCAGCAACAATTTTAGCCAATAGCGTTGTTATCACACCATCTGATCCATACATAGTGCCGTCTAATAATGACTACACATCTATTGCACCATTAGCAAATTTTAAGATAATGATTACTACACCAGCATTTGATAATCAAGGCAACCTAGCAGGCATAGAAGATTTTATTGTAGCCGTAGTGACTAAACTAAATGCATCATCTTTGGTGCTAAACATATCAAGTGTCTCTGCTCCAGCTATCGCTAGTGTGGCAAGCGGAGATTTATTAACTGCAGAAATAACTGTATCAATACTAACGAGCTGGAGCTAAAATGAGTCTAACACCAGAAGATTTAGCCTTCTTGAAGAAGATAGGTCAGATCGAAGAAGCACCAAAACCTGCACAAACTAAAGAGAAGGATAAGGAGTAATAATGGCAATTTTCTTAAACAATACAGCTGTAGTAACTTTTAACAGCGTTGATCTATCAGCGTATGTAACAGCCGTAACTATTAACCAAGCATTTGATGAACTAGAAGTCACTGCTATGGGCGATACTGCACACAAGTTTACTAAAGGACTAGAGGCATCAACTATTACTCTGGACTTCTTAAACGACAATGCAGCAACTACTGTAATTCCAACACTTCGTGCTGCCTACGGTACTACTGTACCTGTGACAATCAAGCAATCAAGTGGTGCAACATCTGCTACAAATCCGCTTTACAGCACTACCGTTTTAGTGAATAATCTACAAAACATTAACGGTGCTGTTGGCGACATTTCATCACAAAGCATCACATTCACCTGCAACAGCGTAATAACTGTAGCGGTATCATAAGGAGAAATAATGGCAAAGCTAAAGATAACAAGGGCTAATGGCGAGGTAACAGAACATAAGATCACGCCAGGTGTCGAGTACGCTTTCGAGTTAAAGTATGGCGCAGGAATTAGCAAAGTCCTACGTGACCATGAACGGCAGACTGAGATTTATTTCTTAGCGCATGAGTGCTTACGTAGGGCTAACGTTACTGTACCTGTGTTTGGTGTTGAGTTTATTGACAGCCTAGAAACTGTCGAGGTATTAGACGAACCAAAAAAATAGCACAGCGTAATTCAACTCTTTACTCTATCGCTGCTTTAAGTGTAGAGACTGGAATTGCGCCAAGTGAGTTTATTAACATGGACTCAGAAATGTTTTCAGCAATTATTCAGGTCTTAAACGATAGAGCGAAGGAGATCAAAAATGCCAGTAGAGGTCGTAGGCATTAAAGATGTTCTTAAAGGTCTAGAGTTTATTGATGAGGATATGCGTATACGCATTAGGACTGCTATTGATCCACTTATGCGTGGGGTAGCATTTAAAGCCAAAGGTTTTGTAGCTGCTAATACCGATGTGTTATCTGGCTGGGCTAGAGCATCTGGCAACCCTGGCACATTCCCTAAGTATGATGCAAGTGTAGTTAGGGGTGGTATTGGATATAACCCAGGCGAAAACAAAACATTTAGAAATGGTTTTAAGGTAAGCAATTACGTTTACAATGCAAGCAGACCTGGTGCTATTTATGAAGTAGCAGGCCGCCTAAATCCACAAGGCCGTGCGCCATTTACATTTAAGCATGAAGGCAGTGGTACTTATGTCAAGAAATCTGCCAGAAGCAAAGCGTTAGATTATTATGATTCAAATAATCCATTTGCCAGCCAGCAATTCGTAGCTGCATTAGAGCCAGTAACAAAACAACCAAAGATTAAAGATATTAGAGGTGCTGGACGTAAGACCCAGGGTCGTTTAATTTACAAGGCTTGGGCACAAGATAGCACTAAAGTTTATGATGCAATTTTAAAGGCCATAAACGCTACAGCTATACAATTTAACAAAGCCACAGAGATTAAGAAGGCAGCCTAATGGCCAATGTAGTTGTCTCGGCTATTGCCACCTTTAATGGTAAAGCATTAAAAAAGGGTCAGAAAGATATATCGGCATTTGATAAAAGCGTTAAGAGTTTAGGGCGTACCTTTGGCACAGTCTTTGGCGCAACTGCACTATTAGCATTTTCTAAAAAGGCAGTAAAAGCATTTGCAGACGATCAAGCAGCAGCTAAATCCCTAGAAGTACAGTTAAAGAATACTGGCCTTGCATTTGCAACACCTTATGTAGAAAATTATATTGCTAACCTACAAAAACTAACAGGAGTATTAGACGATCAATTAAGACCAGCATTCCAGTCTCTATTGACAGCAACATCATCAATCACTTTAAGCCAAGAAGCGTTAGACGTTGCTTTAAATACATCTGCTGCTACTGGCAAATCATTACAAGAAGTAACAGACGCAATAGTTAAAAGTTACAATGGACAAAGTAAGGGATTAAGAACCCTAGGAGTTGCCCTATCTAAGACTGCGCTAAAAACTGGCAATACAGAATTAGCATTAAAAGAATTACAAAAAGCATACTCTGGACAAGCTGCTGCAAGACTAGGAACTTATGCTGGCAAGATGGATCTATTGCGAGTTGCCGCTAGCGATGCGACAGAGGTTATTGGTAAAGGGTTAGTAGATGCTTTAACAAAATTAGGCAAAGACGATTCTATACAAAATGCAGCAGACTCTATGAATAGTTTTGCTTTGGCTATTGCCGATACGATTAGAGGATTAGGTACATTAACTGGTGAGGTTAAAAAATTTGCAAGTACCGACATAGGAAAACTATTAACAGGCTTAGCTTTCCTTGTCTTTGGATCAAAAAAGTTAGTTATTGGTGGAGCGTTGGCTTTAATTGCCAATGATATTGGTAGAAGTAATCCTGCTGCCCAGCCTAACGTGGGTGGCTATTCAGGCATACCATCTGTACAAGAAAGAATTAGAAAGCAAGAGTTTGATGCACGTAAGAAGTTAATAGATGCTTTAAAGGCAGAAGAAGCATTAAAAAAACTTAAAGACAAATATGATATAGAGCGCATTAATTTAATGGCTGCCCTAAATAGTGCTACCGATGAAGAGACTAAAGTTAGACTTGCTGAAAAGTTAGCCATTCTAGACGGTAACGCTGCTATGGCTGAAAAGTATCTATTGCAAAATGCTGAAAATAAAGCTATAGAAGCTGTGACTAATTCTTTAGGAATACTAGCAGGCGCAGCCATGGATTCAGCAGCTAAGTTTAAGCAAATAAATCCTTTTGCTGGCACTATGTATGGCGAGACTGGTAGAAGTCCTTCTTCAACTTCAGTATCTCCATCAAGTCCATTTCCATCAATAACAGAAACAATGTATTCAGGTACATCTCAGGTAACCAATCCATTTGCAGGAACGTATTACGGTGAGACTGGTAGAGATCCAATGCCGGTAACTATTACAGTAGATACATCACAGACAGGCGATAGATTTGCTCAGTTAATTGCAGAAAGTATTCAAGTTGCTAATCGAAGTGGATATAGCACTAGCGCAGCAGGGCAATTACCTTAATGGCAATACCAGTAATAAATGCATTTATCAATTTTAGCACTGGGCCTAGCTTTGCTCAGGCCATGATATTAGATACGGGCATTTTAGGTACAAACATACTCGAAGGACCTACTCCAGTTATAGTTGACGTATCAAATCGTGTCAACCGTATAGAGACTAATCGAGGTCGCACAGCATTATCAGATCAATTCCAAACAGGCGTACTGACTTTACGTATAGTAGATCAAAATGGTGATTTTAATCCACAAAATCCAAGTGGTCCATATTATGAATTATTAACACCTATGAAGAAAGTACAGATTACTGCTACTTATGAGAGTGTTACTTATCCTATATTTTCTGGATTTATTACAAGTTATGTAACTAGATACCCAGATGAATCCGATGATAATGTGGCCATTACAACTATACAAGCTGTAGATGCGTTTAGGTTAGCCCAATTAGCACAAATTAGCACAGTCACAGGTGCTACTGCTGGCAATTTAGCAGGCACACGTATTAACCAGATATTAGATGAAATTGACTGGCCAGCGACTATGCGTGATATAGATGCAGGATTAACTACCATGCAAGCAGACCCAGGCACTAACCGCACAGCCTTATCAGCCTTAACTACTGTAGCCACATCCGAGTATGGTGCTTTATATGTAGATGCCACTGGCTCGTTTGTATTCCAAGATAGAGCAGTAACAGCAGGGTCTATCGGTGGCACACCCACAGTCTTTGCAGATAATGGCACAGGTATAGTTTATTTTGATGCTAGTTGGATTCTTAACGATGTATTAGTATTTAACAAAGCCACCATTACTAGGGCTGGTGGCACTGCACAGGTAGCATTAAACCAAGCCAGCATAGACAAATACTTCCTACATAGTTATTTCCAAGACAACCTACTTATGGAATCAGATGCAGTGGCATTAGATTATGCAAGGTCTTATGTAGCCAGTAGAGCTGAGACCAGCATACGAGTGGACTCCATAGTGCTTGATCTTTATACGCCTAATTACAATACAGGCATTATCGCAGCTTTAGACCTAGACTTCTTTGATCCCATAAAGGTAATCACTACCCAGCCAGGCGGATCTCTTCTAGAGAAATCACTACAGATTTTTGGTGTAAGAATGAACATAACACCGAATAGTTGGAAAACCACGTTCACGACATTAGAGCCAGTCATAGACGCATTTATCCTAAATGATACGATTTATGGCACTTTAGACTATAATGT